TTCTGGGTATCCCAACCAAAGCGAAGCAAAGGATCCCGGATCTCGATACAGATGCGGTGTCAATGCTGGAAGATATTGTTCGCGAGACGCTGGAAGACCTGTCTGATGACTGAAGACAACCTGCTGAGGCTGGAGCGTGCGGCATATCGGGCGTTCAAGCCACCGGAAAAGCTGACGCTGAGTGAATGGGCAGATCGTTATGCGTTTTTAAGCGCCGAAAGCAGCGCAGAAGGCGGAAGATGGCACACTTTGCCGTATCAAAAGGGAATTATGGATGCAATAACGGATCCAAGGGTTGAGCAGGTGACGGTGATGAAGAGCGCGCGGGTGGGGTACTCGAAGATCCTTAACCATGCAATTGCGTTTCATATTCACCAAGATCCATGCCCGATCATGCTGGTGCAACCGACGATCGAGGACGCGCAGGGATATTCCAAGGAAGAGATTGCGCCGATGCTGCGTGATACGCCTTGCTTGAAGGGGTTGGTGAGCGAGTCGAAGGCAAAGGATGGCGCGAACACGATTTTGCAGAAGCAGTTTCCGGGTGGAACGCTGAGTCTGGTGGGTGCCAATAGCCCGCGCGGGTTCAGGCGTGTGAGCAGAAGGGTGGTGTTATTTGATGAGATCGATGGATATCCGGCATCAGCAGGTGCGGAAGGCGACCAGATCAAGCTTGGTATCCGAAGGACGGAGTACTACTGGAATCGCTCGATTGTGGCTGGTAGCACGCCGACAGTTAAGGATTTCAGTCGCGTGGAGCGCATGTTCCTGCAGACGGATCAGCGTCGTTACTTCGTCCCGTGTCCTGATTGCGGTCATATGCAGTACCTGAAATGGCCGAGCATTCGATGGACTGATGGCGACCCGAGCACGGCGGGGTATTGCTGCGAGTCATGCGGTGTAATAATTCCACATTCTAAAAAGCGTTGGATGGTGGAGCGCGGCGAGTGGCGCGCTACTGCACCGGGGAATGGGAAACATGTGGGGTTTCATATTTGGGCGGCGTATAGCTACAGCCCGAATGCGACGTGGCCGAATTTGGTGGAGGAATTTCTGGATGCGAAGAACGATGCAGAGCAGTTGAAGACGTTTGTGAATACGGTGCTGGGCGAGACCTGGGAAGACGAGTATGCGTCGAAGGTTGGCGCAGATTCGCTAATGGAGCGTGCAGCGGATGAGGCTTATCAGCAATATGTGCCACCGGTTGAGGTGCTGGCGCTGACGATTGGCTGCGACGTGCAGGATGATCGGCTGAGCCTGAGCGTGTGGGGATGGGGCCGCGAGGAAGAGGGCTGGCTGATTGATCGGGTGAAGATTTATGGAAGCCCGTCCAGGCCAGAGGTGTGGAAGCAGTTAGACGAGATTTTGCAGAAGCCTTACGTGAACGAGGCTGGCGAGGAGATGAAGGTGTTGTGTTGCGCGATTGACTCTGGCGGTCACCACACGCAGGAGGTGTATCAGTACAGCCGAGAGCGCGCGGCGATGGGCGTGATTGCGATTAAGGGTATGTCGCAGAAGGGCAAGCCACCGCTGGGCAAGGCGACGAAGGTTGATGTGGACTACAAGGGCAAGGCGTTAAAGAAGGGGGCACAGCTCTTCCCGGTTGGCGTGGACACGGTGAAGTCGCTGTTGTTTGGCCGGTTGAAGCACAACGATCCTGGGGCTGGATATTTGCACTTCTTCCCCACGATCGGAACGGACTATTTCGAGGAATTGACAGCCGAGAAGCAGATCTTGCGGTTTAGGAACGGCTATCCCGAGCGAGTGTGGGTCAAAAAGAGCCAAGCACCCAATGAAGCTTTGGACGAGATGAATTATGCGTATGCGGCATTGCATCGGCTGTACCAGAAGATGGACAGGCGGACGATATGGGATCAACTAGAGCGACGTGATGAGCCGAAGCTAAAGCGTGCGCGGGTGAGTGCGGCACCAAAGCGGAGTTTCGTTAAGCAGTGGTGAGTTACGGCGCTAAAGTACCAAGAAGCCTGAAGTTAGAGGTCGAATGGCGATTCCACCGTCCATAACAGCCGGCGTGGACGTGGTGTGGACCGACGTTGCGACGACTGACTTGTTTGGGAATGCGGTGACGAGTGCAACGCATAATTTAACGTATTATTTCCGGCTAAATACAGCAGGCGAGGGCGTGACCGTCACTGGGGTTGCGTATTCGGATGGCTGGAAGACCACAATTCCAGCGGCGACCAGTGCCGGTATGGATGCCAGCACTGGCTGGTATTTCCAGGCTGTGTTGACGGCGATCAGTGGTGGTGCGGTCACTGAGTACAGCAGGGGTCAGATTGAGGTTCAGGCGTCACTGGCGTATTCGGGTACGCCGGGTGCATTTGATGGTCGGACGCAGGCGCAGAAAGATTTAGAGGCTGTTCAGGCTGCGATTCGCTCGTTGATGACGGGTGGTGCAACGCAGGAGTACAGGATTGGCAATCGCAGTTTGAAGCGATATGACCTAACCGATTTGCTTGCGTTGGAGTCGCAATTGAAGGCAACTGTGGTGCGTGAGAATAAGGCGAAGATTATTGCATCGGGTCTTGGCGATCCGAACAATTTGTTTATCCGTTTTGGTAACGGCTGATGGGCATCCGCACTGAGATTCTGCGTCGTTTTGGCTTGCAGCCCATCCCCCCTGCGCTACCGCCAGTGCGCAGGCGGAATTATGCGGGCGCAATGATCAGCCGTCTGACCAGCGATTGGCTGGCAACGCAGGCGAGTGCGGATGCTGAGATTCGCACGAGTCTGCGGAAGCTGCGTGACCGCAGCCGCGAAATGGTGCGGAATAATCCGTATGCCAAGCAAGCGAAGCGGACAACGCAGATCAACGTTGTCGGCAGCGGCATCAAGATGCAGTCGCAGGTGACGCTACTGCGTGGAAATCGTCGAGACGAACGTACAAATAGTTTGATTGAGCAGAAGTGGGCATCTTGGTGCCGTGCTCAGCACTGTGACGTAGCAGGGCGCCAAAGCTTTCACATGATGGAGTGGTTGGCGATTGGCGCCTTGCCCGAATCAGGTGAGGCTCTGTTCAGGATTGTGCGTCGGCCGTTCGGGGGCAGTCGAGTGCCATTGGCGCTCCAAATGCTTGAGGCTGATTACTTGGATGAGGAGTACCAAGGCCCAACCCTCGCCAATGGGAACGAATGGCGTATGGGCGTGGAGGTCAATGAATGGGGCCGCCCTGTGCGGTACGCCTTCCTCACGCGCCATCCAGGTGACTACTGGTTCCAGAATGCACCGCAGCGAAATGAAAAGCATGTCTTCCTGCCGGCGGAAGATGTCATCCATTTGTTTATTCCTGAGCGACCGCAACAGCATCGTGGCGTGCCGTGGTTCCATTCTGTGATGGCGGACGCGCACCAACTTCAGGGGTACGAGGAGGCTGCTGTAATTCGTGCGCGCGCTGGTGCGTCGATTATGGGCTTTATCACCAATCAGGAGGGTGAGCTTACTGCTGATGACGTTGAGAACGAGCGTCGGATCAGCGAATTTGAGCCTGGCATGTTCAAGTATTTGATGCCGGGCGAGAACGTGACGGTGCCAAATATTGACTCGCCTGATCAGCAGTTTGAGATGTTTGTTAAGAATAAAGTACGTCGATTTGCAAGTGGTTTTGGGTGCTCGTATGAGACATTGAGTCGTGATTTTAGCGATACGAATTATTCAAGCAGCCGGTTGAGTCTGCTTGAGGATCGCGAGCATTGGAAGGTGGTGCAGGCGTATTTGATCGAGCATTTTCACCTGCGTGTGTTCCGCGAGTGGTTGAGCTTGGCGGTGCTTGCTGGTGAGCTGCCGTTTGATGATTTTGAAGCGCGGCCTGAGCGCTATGACACGCCACGGTGGATGGCGCGCGGCTGGGACTGGGTGGATCCGCTGAAGGAAGTGAAGGCTTACCGCGAGATGGAGCAGGCGGGTTACATGACCAAGGCGCAGATTGTGGCGAAGCTTGGCGGTGATTTTGACGATAATTTGGCTGAAATAGCGCGAGAGCAGAAGGCTGCTGAGCGCTTGGGGGTTGAATTGGATCGGGACATTATTGAGCAGCCGATGCTTCCGGCTGATCAACCGCTACCGCAGGAGGAAGGCTGATGGGCGCGATGCCGACTGATGGAATGAAGGAGGAGGCGCGTCGTTATCGCGCTTGGAAGGAAGAGGGTCGCAAGGGTGGCACTGATGTTGCTGCTCGCAGGGCCGGTCAGATCCTTAGTGGTGATGAGCTGAGTGATGAGACGATCCGCACGATGAGCGCATGGTTTGCGCGCCATGAAGTGGACAAGCAAGCTGAGGGGTTCAGTCCCGGTGAGTCGGGTTACCCGTCGCCGGGGAGGGTGGCATGGGCAGCCTGGGGAGGTGATCCGGGTAAAACATGGAGTGATGCACTTGTGGCCCGTATGGACTCGGATCGAGAGTTGACGGCTGATTTGACTGCGCCACAGGTGCAGTTGTATGAGGCTTACGAAGAGATTGCGGAAGAGCTTGGTCAGTTTGGCCAAGATGCTGGACCGCATGGCTCGCATTACATGGTCGAAAGCCCGTTTGCGGGTGATGGCATGGTGTGCGCGAATTGCGTGTTTTATGCAGGACCGCGCGCTTGCGAGATCGTGAGCGGTGACATTGCTCCTGAGGGCGTCTGTAAGTTCTGGATCATTCCCGAGCGACTGATGAGCGAGTCGCCTGAGATGGAGGGTGGTCGCCCTTATCCAAACGAGCATGCGGCAAGGTTGCGCGATCCTGGTCAGTACGACCGTTTCCGTCGTCGTAATGATGCGGGCGGCAAAGGCGTTGACTTCATCTTTGGCATCAAGGAAGGCGAAAGCGGCGCTGAGCTGCAAGCGATTCGCTTCAAGCTGGCTGACTTCACTGCGGCTGAGGCGCGTGCATGGCTAAGCGAGCGCGATTACGAGCCTCTTGAATTTGAAGAGGCAACAGGCGAGCGTTCTAAAGTAGATGAAATTGAGGACAAAGCCATGGAATCAGAGCGCGCAAAACCGGATGAATTGCGTGTCAATGATTTTGTAAAATGGAACACGCCCGGCGGTTCTGCTCAGGGCCGCATCACGAAAATCGAACGCGACGGACGAATTGATGTTCCGAGCAGCAGCTTCGAGATTGTTGGGACAGAAGAGGATCCAGCCGCATTGATTGCGATTTATCGCAAAAGCGATGACGGCTGGCAGGAGACTGATGTCATGGCCGGGCATCGATTTAGCGCTTTGTCCAAAATCAGTTCTCTTCGGTCACTTGAAGGCAAGTATCAGCGAACTGAAAGTGTTCAATTTCGCTCTGTTGACGATCGAAGCTTTGAGTTCCCGTTCAGCTCTGAATATCCCGTGATGCGGTACTTCGGCAGCGAGGTGCTGAGTCACGAGATGGATGCCGCGAACCTGAGCCGCTTGAATGACGGTGCGCCGCTGCTGTTCAACCACGATCCTGATCGCGTTGTTGG